GGCATAACTGATCCAGGCTGGGCAACAAAAGTCAATGTCACAAACTGTTTGTTCTGCACAGTGGTCACAGTACCACTAGTAACAGTGTAAACAGATTCTGTCAATACCAATCCGGCCCATGCTGCTGGAGCTTGACTGGATGCAAGTGTTGCAGTAATTACTCCAGTTGTTCCGCTTAATGTAATATCAGAATTCACATCGCTAGAATAGTCTGTGGCGTAGTCTATCAATCCAATCTGCATTCCATCAAAGATGCCGTCTCGGTAGAAAAACAAACTGATCCAAGGACTCTTACTAACTCGATTGAGTGGACGAATAATTGTACGTCTAAAGTCGTCGCCTTTGATTGTAATGTTGGCAGATATCTTAATAGGATAGTCTTCGTAGTAGATACCGCTTTCAACAAAAATAGTAACGTTTTGAACTGCTACACTTTCAGCATAACTTAATGTTTCTCCTGGTATAAAGAATCCAGGTTGTAACATGTTGACATTGATAGTATCGTAGGTCAAACTTCCACCAGGTGTATAACTTAGTATCACACCACTGGCTCCAGAAGTTTCACCAATCAATATTTTTCCAGCTATGATGTGACCAGAACCCGCTTGGCCTTGATCAACACTGCCCTGGCCACCGTTTAACATTTGTATGGTGTAGTAACCCGAACCAAATGTACCTGTTGGCGCAGCACTTAGACCATTTTGAATGATGTTTAAAATTGTTGCATAAGATGCACCAGTTTGGTTAACTGCATTGGAAAAGTTTGTGTCACTTGCAACAGTGGCCTTGCTAGTGTCTACAAAAAATGCCTTGCTCAATGCATATGTTAAACCAGATGGAGTCCCAACACTGGTCACAATAGCTGACCCATTCAGATTTGTCAAAGTGAATGTTGTTGAGCCATTGGTTGCACTGATTAGGTAAGATGTTGGATTGGTATAGCCAGTTATGCTTCCACCGCCGGCCTTAACACCACTAATGGTCACAGTTTGTCCAACTGCCAGTGTTGCGGCATTACAGCTAAATTGACCCTTGATGCCAGTAATTGATACACCACTAATTATTATACTAGCATAATAACTGTTTTGTACAATGACAGTTTGAAAACGCAATCTTGTGGTTTGTTTTAAAACTTGATCAGCTAGGCTCTGCGCAAATTTGATAGCATCGATGGTTGGGTTTGCTTGCACACCAGTGATTGCTGTGATTGCTGATGCATTTCTATAGTAAGAATTTCCAGCGTTAACTGTTTGATATGTGGCCGGAACTCCAGGAGTACCTGTAACAAGATCAATGGTTACAGCATCTACAATCAACCCAAGATCTCGGTAGCAGGTAGATTCGTTGTAATTCAACCCACCAGTGTAGGTAGTAAGCAAGTAATTGATAACATAACTTGAAATGTTTGCTGACGAATTGGTAATAATGTTCCAAGCACCCAATGGCTTGGCTGTGTTAAACAAAATGCCCGTATAAGATGTCAGCGAAGGATACTGTATAACATAAGTGTTGGTTGTTGTTGAAATTGTTGTGCTGGTAACACTTTGATAGTTGGCAATAACATCAAGCAGTAATCCAAACAAATTGGTTATGTATGTAGAAGCTCCGCTTGCGCTTGACCAGCTTGCTTGAAAGGCCGCTGGTGACAATGAATTTCCAGCGTATGTTGTGACTGCACTGTTGGCAATCAATGCCAATACTTCGTTTTGTAATTCTTGAATTGCTAGATAACATTCGCCAGTTGATGGATTGTTGCTACCAGGGGCTAACTGCAAAACACCATCGTGCCAGAACTGTGAAGCCACATATGCTGTGGCCGCGTTTCCAATGCTGGCGCCGTAGGTCAAATCATAACAAATTGCTTCCAGTATGTAAGTTACGTCTCTTGCACTTTGTGAACGGCTAAATGAAACTGCTGGGAACGCATTTTCAATATATGCATTGATGTTGGCCGCAAGGAAGCCGTTGCTTATGTTGGCCACAATAACTCGTCTTGCGTCATTGTTGGCTTCAATGTTGGTATCTGTATATAACGGAATCGCTGGTCTTGCAGGCAACCCAAAAGTCAACATGTTAAGGATCACATTGAATTTTGCGTATATGGTGTTTTGTGTGGTAGGATTATCTGCAGGAGATCCCAGTAGGGTCTTGTCAATGAATCCAGATATACTTCTTAGGTAACCATTTGATCCAACTGCTTTTGCTCGCAGTGCAGTAACATTGCCAGAACTAACGGAAGTAATTAGATTAAAAGCTGTGAGTAAATTACCTGCACTAGGCAATACAGGCGCAGTGCCATAAACTCCAATGTTGATGTTTGAAGAATTATTGAAAGCAACCACATTTGAATTATCTGTAAGTATGCTTACAATGGTTGTTGTGTTGGCAGCAATGCTGGGAATAGCAACTGATCCGTCTTGGAAAGTTTCGTTGGTGTATTGGAAAATACTTTGCTGATAAACAATATCCGGTTTTAAGTTTGCAACAATTTTTTGTGCAATTACTCCAAGATAATTTAACGCTGCAATACATGCAGTTCTTTGAGTGTCGCCAGTCAAGTAACTGCTTGAACCGTCGGCCTGCCAGTATCTATTTCCAGCGTAAGTACTCTGGCTGTTACCACCGTATGTCAAATCGTATACCAATGCTAGAACATTAAATTCAATATCTCGCTTGCTTAGTAATTTGTTGTAGTCAAGTGATGAAAACTTTGATGTCAGGAATCCAGTAATTTCTGCTTGAATAAATGGTATGTTGTTCAATAGCAGCTGCCCAGCACTGATTAGACCAACGGTAGTGTATGCGGATGCTGGAAAACTTGGTGTAGGTAAGTTTTCATTTGCATTCTCAGTCAATATTGTTTTGATAATCAACGCAGCATTTTTTTGCAAACTTGCAGTGATACTGGAGTTGTTTATCTTATTAATTAAATTGTTAATTAAATTATTTTTAACAATGGTTCCACTACTACCGCTGCCAGTAGTTGCGCAAGCAAATTCAACAAATGTAGGACCAACCGCAGTTACAGTCCAGTATCCATTGTTATTTGTATTGGCATCCGAGCTGTTGTAACCACTGGTACTTACCCCAGCCACAATAATTTGTTCTCCAACTATAAACGGAATTGTTGACTGTTGATTAAACTGAATAGTGGCAGTGGTTCCAGTTCCAGAAGCACTGGTAATGCTGATGCTTGTGGTATCCAATAAACTAACAATTTCTGATGCGTCAAAATCTGCTATGTCACTAGATTTGCTGTTGTTGGCATAAGGAAAATATAAACCAGCCAATATGCTTTGATAATTGGAACCCACGGCAAAATCATAACATAATGCGTAGATAATTTTTTCTATGTAATTTTGTAAAGATGTGTTGCTGTTGTAATCAACTGAGAAGTTTAAAATCTGATTGCGAATTTGTATCACAGCATCTTGAATCTGTGACAAATTATTTTTAATAATATCACTGTTGTAATCGTAGAAAAAGTTACTGGCTTTGGTTGTTACATTGTATGTGGAATTCAAAGCCAAATCATATGCCACTGCTGACACAATGTCAGTAACAAATGTTGACCATCTATTTTGATCAAACTCAAATTTGTTTACATATTTTTTATTCAAATACGAAATTGTTTCAGATTGAATAAATGCTCGGTTGTGTTGTAATAGACTGGATGCGTCTAGGAAACCTTGTACTTGACTGCTACCTTGAGTTAAGCCAACTAGGTATCCTTGCGATCTGGCTTGATCAGTGTTAACAGTACTTTCAAATTGGTTTGGGCCAACTGTGTAATAAATCTTTTGACGATACGGGCCAGTTTCTAAACTGGATAAGTTTATTAAGCTGTAAGCCCTTAAAGCAGCTGCGCCCACAGTTGCATAAGCGTAATGCCAAGCACGGCCTTCTCGACCTATTGGCGTGTTGGTTTGTAAATCATCGCCCTTGGTAGTAACAAACAAATTGACACCGCTGTAAAATGTATTGTTATCCACATAGTATTTGGTAGCGGCTTGTAAATCATCGTTAGACTCAACAACACCAACACCGCTTAGTGGGCTTGGATGATCGCTAAGAGTCAGCGCACCAGTCATGGAGTCGCCACCACGCAACACCAAATCTTGACGTTGCACAGCTTCCGTTGCAAGATAATTTCCACTCAGTGTGGAATCATACCCAGTAACTCCCAATTGCGGTGTTAGTGGTTGGTCGCGAACTTTTAAGGCTCCAACAATGGCTCCGTTGGAAACTTGCAGGTAGTTGTTGTTGGCGTATCCAACAGTGACTGGCAATGACTCCAGAGTTGTTGTAATATTATTAGAAACGTTGTAAGCGTTGGAATTGAACGCAGCAACCAATGATTGGCTTGGGCTAACTAGGTTCACAATGCTGAAAGCATTCGCGGCATTTAGACTTCCGCCCAATGTTGGGTTTTGGTCAGCTTGTAAATTAGAAGTGGGTGGTCTAAAAATAATTTTGTTGGGATTGCTGGTATCGATTTCAAAAGCACCAGTACTTGCACCAACTTCAATGGTTCTAGCACTTAGACCGCCACCAGTGGTAGCAGCCATGATAACCTGATTAGCTGAATAGCTGGCCGGAGCATCTGCCAAGTTTGTAAATTTAAGTGTGCCGCCGCCGCCAAATATGGCGTAAAGTTCTGTAAAGTTGGTATTAACTTTATTAAAACTTGTACGGATACTGTCACCAGTTCCGTCATTGCCTTGTACGCCAATATCAATTAGTTGTTGTGTCATTTATTAAACTCCGAAACTGCTACCGCAGCCGCATGTTGTTGTTGCATTGGGATTCTTTATGTTAAAACTGCTGCCCATTAAATCTTCTTTATAATCTATCTCAGCGCCTGACAAATATTGCATACTCATTGCATCTATCAGTAACTTGAATTCGTCCAAAGGTATTTCAAAATCGTCTTCGTTGATTATTTCATCAAATGTGAACCCGTAGCTGAATCCACTACATCCGCCGCCCTGGACAAATGTACGCAACGATAAGTTGGGATTTGCTTCTTCGTAGAGAAGATCTTTGATTTTTGACTTTGCTGATTCTGTAATTGTGATCACAATTTGGCCCTCGATATGGTATTTATCAAATGCTTTTTATAACCTTAATGTAAATACAACTATGTATATTGGACAAGAATACTCGCAACAAAGTCACTATCGTACCAGCAAGTACGGCACAGTACACGCTTACTTGAGAAAAAAGACGGTGCTGATTTTTCGCTGTGATAGTTGCAGCGGAATTTTCAAACGAGACAAGGGCAATATGAATCCCAAGCGTTTGAATAATTTAGTCTATCATGTTTGTGGAAACTGCGATCCCAAGCGTTTTGCTCAAGAAAAAGGTGTTGAAGCACGTAAAGTTTGGGACATGCCCGTGAGCAGTCTTAAGACGCTAGGCCAATTCGGGAACTTATGATGTTCCAATTCATTATTTTCCACTGGTTAGCAAGGTAACCTTTTTTGTCTGCTTGGTAGTCCAATGCCCACGCATGTTCCCACCAATCTACCAACAGCACAATGTCCATACGGATTTCATGGTTCTTGATGGTTTTGATTGAGCCATCTCTTGCTAGGTATGCCCATCCTGAACCTTGGATTTTCATGGCTTCTTTTTCAAATGCATCTACAAATTTATCAAAAGTTTTAAAATGTTTCGTGATAAATTCACTGGCTGAGCCAGTGGGTTCATTTGATCTAGTGGGTTTTTGGAATTGGGTAAAGTACAAGTCGTGTAAAAATGCACCCGCTTCATTAAAGTCAGCATCGCCTTCTCCGTCGTTAAAACGGTTAACGTAGCTCTTGTATAATGTGCCATAATGATACTTGATAGTATCCTCACTTTTACTGGGCTCTAAATCATCCTTGGCATAGGGCAGTTTGGTTTGCACCAATGTCTTGGGTGTTTTGCCTTCGTTCAGTGTTATATGCTTAATAAAGTTGTACATAATGATATTTATTCATAAATACTCTACAGGAGGAACAAATCATGTTCAATAAAATTAAAGAGTTCTTTACAGGCAAACCAGCAGTGGTAGAGGCTCCAGCTCCAGTAGCTGAATACAAAGTAGAAGCACCATTAGTGGTAGCACCAGTGGTAGAAGTAGCACCAGTGGTAGAAGTAGCACCAGTGGTAGAAGTAGCACCGGTAGTGGCCGAAGCACCAGCCAAGAAAAAGCCAGCAGCTAAGAAAACACCAGCGCCCAAAAAACCACGTGCTAAAAAAACGCCTAAATCAGTTTAAGTTCTAGTGCCCGGTTGTACACTTGGGCACTGGATAGATTTTTGCCTTTGCTTTCGCACATGATATCAAACTGCTCCCAGAAGCTGAGAGCCCAGTCAGTCACAGGCTGATTCCAATACCAATCGCTGTGTGCCCGCATCTTTTGCTTTTTGTAACCAGATGCCAATAGCTGAGCATGGTCTGGCAACACATCCACCGGATGATCCACTAACACATCTTCTCTGCTCACACTGTAATGGCATACTGGACGCACACCACGCCATGAATCGATCATGCGCTTGACTCTGTCGTCATTGGGCTGAATGTATTCTCCGGTACGGATCCAGTGATGGTGAATGTCCAACACCAAGGCACAATGATCCACTAACTCAATGCTGGAATCTACTCCCCATGAATTTTCATCATTCTCAATGGTAATACAGTTGCGAGCTTCGGGACTCAGTTTTTTCAGAGTTTCTTTGATACCTTCAGGCCCACGCTTGCCTGAAATATGCACATTGATCTTCATGTCCTGGAATGTTTTACCAAAGCCCATCCAGCGAGCCATGTCCGCATGATACTCGAATTCTTCGATGCTTCTTTCCACAATACCGGGATTTTCTGAAGCTAGCACACAAAACTGTCCAGGATGAAAACTGATACGCACATCATGCTTGCGAGCTGCTTCTCCTACTGGGGCAAAGATGCGTTCGCAATGCTGTTGCTGATCCGGATGTTGCCACCAGTTGATCCAATCTTTTTCAGTATAGCCACTCAGCATTTCGCTTCCAATGCGCATCATTCTGCGCTCGGGTGGTAGTTGAGCCACACGTTCAATCTGTTTAACAGCAGCCGCAGTATTGTGGTTCATCAAATCATATTGACGCTGTTCGGCTTCTAGCGGATGTTCGCGTAACCAACGCATGGTGGTACTGCGACCATTCAGTTCTCTATTAGCGGCATTTACTTTCATGCCTCTCACTTCACTGGCATCGTCGAGCCATTTGCAAGCATAACCAATTCGTTTTATGTGTGTCATTACCAGTGCCTTATCACGCCTAAGATTATAAAAATGTTTGTAAGTAAGTATGATAACACAATTAAGGTGCGAATGCAAGCAATTCGATCCGATTCCTCGTCCGAACTGCCTGATTTTTCACCCAACGCTTTAGCCCACAGGCGCCAAAGTTTATGCAAATAAATCTTCATTCCATTCGCGATGACCTTCTCGGAAAGCCATGTTACTTTGAGTTTCCCTGACTTCTACGCGATAGCACCACAAACGAGCCGATTCCCCAGGACCCCACATTTCTGGAATGTAGACACCATTCACATACTTGTACAGCATGTCTGCCAAACTCTCGCAACCCATTTTTGGAAGAATAGTTAGTTTAGCCATTTTCTTTTCTTGCAACAGTTTGTATGTTTCAAGTTCTGGATCATCTTCTGCCACTAACAGTGTGTGGTCAAACTGATTTTCTAATACTGCTTTGAGTTCTTTTAAGCCACCATAATCAGCTGCCCAATTACGAACGTCCAACTCATTTGTGCCAAAAAAGAACTTCATTGAAAAACTGTAACCATGAATCAAGTTACAGTGACTATCAGCCCTCCACTGGCGATAGGCGCATGGAAATGCGTCGTGATATTCTTTGGTGCTGGTGTACTTGTACTGTACAGGTTGTAGATTTGCCATTGTTGTTTTCCTTTGTTAACAATGACACGCAGAGTTTATATTGCGGGATGAGCGTCTAAGTCCGCATAATGTAATTATACGCTTTTATACAGCAAGGTCAAGTTTATTGAGAGGCAATGTTACCAAAAGGCAACCACTGTCCAGGTGTGCCTGCAAATACGCAAACCCAACCAATAAAACTGTTGGCTTGCGGATTTGAGTTCCAACAAATATCACCTAACAAATAACTTCCAATAGTTGGGCTAGCTGGTCCATTGGTAAACCGCTTGTTGCCAATGCTGACATCGCCTGCCACGCTGAAACTCAAACTAGGATCTGGATTGTTTACATTGACACTTAGCGGTCCAAATATCTTTGTTGGCTTGCTTTGTTGAGTGATATCGCCAATAACAGTTTCTGTACTGTCACTGTAAAACACTTCTTTAGTACCTACCAACAATGTTAGTTTTGAATTTGCAGTTACGCTATCGTGTTTGATAGTCAAGGTTTCACTGTCGCTAAACACATTGATCACCGGTGTAGCAACAATGGCAGATTGAATTGACCCGGCCACATGCAAGTTGCTCAATGTGCCAACGCTGGTCAAACTGGAATTAACTACGCTGGCACCCAGGGTGTCTTGACTTAGAACTGGCAGTGTGTTCACATGATAGCCCTTGCTGTTGGCCAAATCTATGTGGTCACTGCTGTATATACGGTCTGGCCCTGATAAAAGTGTAAGTTGGTGTGGTGCATCCGCACTCGCCCAAACTAGTCCTAAACCGTACACACTGGAAGTTTTTGTAGGTAAGAATTGAATAGGGTGTGTGCGCTCTACTCTATTGTCAGTTTCAATACTGGTGGCAAAAATTGTTCCGTACACATTCAACACACCGCCGCCGCCTGCAGGATCACCAATATTAACTTCGCCACTGTTCTTCACAGTGATTCGAGTTTGTCCGTCTGTGGCAATAGCTAGGTCGTGATTGCTGGCAGTTCCAACTTGTGCCAAATTAACTCTAGGACTACCCAGTGTTATTTCCACGTTGTTGTCTAAAATGGTTAAGGATGCGCTGGGTTCGTCAGTTCCAATCCCCAGTCTGTTAACTGTGCCGTTGGCAAACAAAAAATCGCCTATGCTGGCATTGCCTGAAACTGACAAGGAATTCAATGTGCCAACTTCATTGAGACTACTGGTTGTGATACTTGCACCCAACACACCTGCACTCAGTACTGGTGTGTTGTTTATTTTGTAACTGGAGCCTGCACCCAGATCAAAGTTGCTGTTGGTCCATAATCTACCGCCACCGCGATAAATCAACTGGCTTTGTCCAGTTCCCCAACTCCATGAAAACCCTTTACCATTGATATCGCTTTCTGTGCTACCCAACCACTGTCCCAGTTGGGTTGAGTCGCCATTTGATGTAATCAAATTGGAAACTACAATAGTGGTTGCTGTCAGCGTGTTCTTGACATTTACGTTTTCTACATGAGAAATGTCTCCGCCAACATCTACATTGCCCTCGTGCTTGAATTCGCCACGGGTTGTAGTTAATGTCAAGTCGCTTATCGCAACTGTGGTGTCTTGGATATCAAATAGTTTTGCCATGGATAAAATACTCTCTTATGGAGTATTTATCCATGTTTTGCTCTAGCTTACTGTACTTTTAGAAGAATAGTGTCTTCGTTAATACGACCATTCATTTTGGTGTCTGTAGCATTGATGTCGTCTAGGAACTTACGCAACTGCACTTTGCCAGCGGCCTTGAATTCCTTGAGCTTTTCTTCGGGCTTGCGAACAGTCTTTTGAACACTCTTGAACTCGTCAAAGTTCACAATTGTGGTACCTTTGACATTCAGCGTGTTGAACTCACTGGCCACATACTTGCCCAGTTTACGTGTTTTGGTGTTGAAGATCCACAATTCACTGCACCCGATGATATCAACAGGATTGATAGACACAAGTTTCAGCGGCTCATTGGTCTTCATAAACTTGAGTTTGGCAATCAGCTTCTCTTTTGGAACTGCTTTAGTTTTACGTGGAGCACGGTTAACTTTGGCTTCTTGAGCCAGCATGTCACAAGCCATCATGATCTCGTGATAGAACACAATCAAGTTCTTGATTTGTTTCTTGCTACGGTGGCTGTAGCCCTCACGTAGCTGTTCATCGCCTTTGCCGGATGCCAACAGCTCCAACTCTGCTAAATCTTTGCTGTAGAACCCTTTGATGATTCTTGCGTGTGCGGCCTTGACTTCTTTGCCTTTCAGCAAGTTCAGCATCTTGAATGCCTTTGGATCAAACGCTTCGGGATCAGTTTGAAAACCGTCAATAGCGTCTTCAATTTCCTCAGTCATTCTGTAAGCAGCATCTTTGACACGATCTTGGATACTGGGTTGCGCAACAACTGGCTTGACTTCAACAACAGTATCTGCATCGATATCGTGTTTGCCCTGCTCAATCACATCCGCAATCTCTTTGCGCAACCAAGCTGATGTGTCGCGTCCTTGATTGAAGTCTGCACGAACAGCTGGCATACCGCGAAGCAGACAACTGGCAATGGCACCCATTGTGGTGTTGCAACGACTGTCTTTGGTTTTCTTAAAAGCCGCAATGTCTGTTTTAGTGCAACCAATTTCGGCCATCCATTTCAAAACCGCTGGTTTCAAATCTTTGTTATTGAATTCCAAACGATAGTAAGTCATGGCATTGTGCCAATGGCGAGTGAACTGATCCGCACTCATTGCTTCGACACCGTCCCAAGTTGGGCTGTGATCTTTCACCGCACGAGTACGATGCGCAATTACTTGCTTTTTGGTTACACGGGTTTTGGTTGCTGCTTTAGCCAATTTCTGCTCCTGTTAGTTAAACAATACTTATATTATACTGCCAAATACCAGTATAGTCAACCTCAGGTCCACAGTCCCTGCCTAATTTTGATAAGACGAATCATCATTTCTTCATCTTCTTTCTCATAAGCCGCCTCAATCTTTTGGAGTAGCTTGAGTGCTTTGTCGCTGGCTTTTTTAAGCACTGGATCCTTGTCTCCACTGAAACTCAGTCTGCCACCATTTGCCAAACGACTTGCTTCGCAGGCCGCACTCCAACCACTTGCTTCGTACGGGTCTGGGCGATTTGGATAAGTCACAGTCCACCAAGTGTAAAGCTCGATAATTTCCTTAGCACTTTTGGCTTGGTATGTGGGTTCTCCAAAACCTTTGCTACCAGGTTCAGCGCCCATGTCTTCTCCAACAACAAGCTCGCTGGCCCATTTCAAATATTCCATGCCAGCTTCTGGACTGCGCCATGTGCGCCAGCGTAACCACCCTTTGCGATACCAGGGCACATTGAACTTAGTTTTAGCTTCGTCACTCCACAGGCAGTGGTGCCATGCTTGTTCTATTTCAACAAAGTTCACCAGCTCATTGAACAAGCAAGGCAAAAAGCGATTGCCCACATCTTGCCATTGTCCGGGTTTGATGTCACGGGGATGAGCAGTGAGGCTATGACTGCGACTGACCCAGCGATTGTTGATATAATAGCGTACATCATTTAGTTTGTCTGGAATATAGTAAACAAATTTTTGAAGATAGTCCAACCCTTCCTCGGCAATCCACCAACGAACGGGATATGCGGCTTTGGCCTTGTCTTCCCACTCGTTCCATTCTTCGCTGGTACCGCACTTGAGCTTTGTCGTACCTCTAAGCCAATCTGCAAATTTTGAGCATGACCAATAATGACTGCGCATTTTTATTCCTTAATTATTTTCTTTCGCCAAACAACTGCAACAAGTTCAAGAACAAGTTGATAAAGTCCATGTACAGTGTTAATGCTCCACTAACTTCAGCGGCTGGCGTTGTGTCTACACTGAGTTCCTCACGGATACGTTGTGTGTCGTATGCTGTCAATCCCAAAAAGATGATAATTGCCAATGTACTGATAACCATGGCCATCACACTTGAGCCAATAAAGATGTTCACGATGCTGGCAATCACAATAGCAATCAATCCCACAAACATCATTTGACCCATTGAGCTTAGATCCTTTTTGGTAAAGTAACCGTAACCGCTCATTACACCAAACAAGATTGCCGCACCCATAAAAGCACTGACAATTGACCCCATGTTGAACACAGCAAAAATCATTGAAAAGCTCAAGCCCATCAAAGCCGCAAAGCCATGTAGGCATAACTGTGCCACACCTTTGCTGGGATTATTACCTAGCACATAGCTGACACCAAAAATTGCCGCAAGTGGTGCAAAGATCACAATCCACTTTAGCACACCTGTAAAAAAGAATGCCAGCAACTCTGGGGTAGTACCCACAAAATAACTGACCAGCATGGATACAACCACTGCCAAACTCATGTGTCCATACACACGGCCCATTGCTGAGTTAATTTCTTCTGCTGAGCGATAATTTAAAATACCGCCATTTGTGTAATTTGCACCAAACATATCAATCTCCTTTAAACGAATGGTTTGAGGTTGGGAGGCACCCAGCCCACGGGTTTCAAAACTTTGCCATCTTCACGCTTGCGAACCTTGCCAGTGTCTTTGTCAATTTTGGCAAAGTTGGTTTGCATGACTTCTTTCCATGCACCTTCTGCATCACTGCCCATGCTATGAATAGCACCAATAGTAACAACTAGAATGTCAATAAGAGCATCCAGTGTTTCTACTTGGTCATGCGCTCGAATAGCATCGGCAAGTTCGTTTGCTTCTTCTTCAATTAAACTGATGTACAAATTGAATTGTTTTTGGTCAAACTCGCCGCCGACTGTTTGGTCGCAGGCTTTCATAAATTTTTCTTGATCTCTAAACGGGTTTGTCATTATGCCATCCTATCTACGTTTTGTCCAACCGCATGATTCATCATCCGAGCCATCTCAATACGTTTTTGTTCGTTGATTTCTTTTTCATATTTGATACGACGTTCTTCTAATCTAAGTTCTTCGTGTCGCTTGTCCAACTTTTTAACTTCCATCTGTCGATACATCTCTGCATTTTGTGCAGTAACTCTACTCACAGTCATATTGCATTTCCTTTATTTAAAGATTTAAATGAAGGCCCATTGCCTTCTTGACAAGGAATTGGAGAGCCCGAGTTGTCTAACAACATGGATCCCCAAACTCGACTACCTTCTTTGAATCTCACAAAAACTTTACCGTATGCGCAAAAAGTGCTGGCTTGGGTATCGGGTTCGTCCAAGTCCATGGTCCAAACAATTAATCCCATGCACAAAGCAACTGACAGCAAAAAAAGTTTTGTTGTTCTCATTTAAATTTTTTCACCAACTTCAAATCCTCTAAATCCTTTGAAACGTGGAAAGCGCAAACTGTAAGTGCCGTCTTGATTTTGTGTAACTGCGTCAGCACGTACCTCGACTATTTGACCAGGTAGTTTATCACGTGACACCCAAAAAGAATTACGATCACTATCAGTAAAACCCGAGCCCACGTTAACTCGTATTGCTTTTCCATCGTCGATTCCTTCGCATACAACTGCTCCAAGTCGTCCAATATTTTTTCCTGTTCCTTCTTCAACATCCACAACCTCTAGTGATACTTCAATGAAAGGCTTTAACTTGAGCCATGCCACACTGCGTTTGCATTCGTAAGGTGCTTCTGGATCTTTAAGCATAATGCCTTCGTATCCGCCTGCAATTGCTTTGGCATTGATTTCTTTATAACGCAATTGGCCTTCTGTGGTATCCAAATCAACAAGCTCGTGACCCACAACTGACACGTTGGGCAACACATCTTTGTGTTGTTTGTGCCAATAGTAAACCATTGCACTACGATCTTCTTGGCGTTTGTTGCAAATGCCCGATTCAAATTCCGCAAGCGACAACACATCAAACAGGTTAAGAACCGCATCGTTGGCTTTGACATCGCTCTTGCGATGCACTTGGGTCATCAAGTCTTGGAAACTGCTACTCATGATCTCACCATCCAATATCAAATCATATGGTGGAGGATTTTGTTTAACCACTGCACTGATCTGTTCCACCACATGCGGAAAGTTCAAAAGTTCTTTGCCATTGCGACTGAACATATCCACACGACCGTCAACACGCACAACAGTGATAACCCTAACTCCGTCCAATTTGACTTCGATATATTTTTTGCCAATGACTTTGGATTCGTGATTGGCACTGTCGTGCGCCAGCTGACAACCAAAAATTGGAATAGCATACGAACTGTATTTTTTCTCTACTACTTTGTTGATTGTTTTTTCACTAAATCCTGCACGTAAATCTTTTATAAGAATACGGCGGTACCAACCATTCCATTCTTGCTTAGTTGCCAGCTTTATAGCTTCAGCAATGGCATCGCGAGCATCGTGGCCGGTGAGGTTACGATTGCGTAAACCGCTAGCAAGCACAATAAAACTATCCCAATTGAACCCAGGGCCGTCTTCATCTTTTTTCTCCAGAACTTGTTTAACACCAAAGGTAACCATGGGGTCCAATGCCAGCCGGCACCCGTGAAAGAATTCATCGTTGCCTTCTTGGGCAATGGCTTCGATGATGGCTTCTTTGTTTAGGCGGCTTGGATGACTTTCCAAACTCCAAATGTGACTGGCACAATTACTCATGTTAACCTCATTAATTGCTGTATAAGTGTATATTATACAGAGTAATTATCAGTATGTCAAGTGATTTGTAGTCTTAAATGGCTTGCCGTCAGCGGCATTTTCCAAATTGCGCAAGATCAGATTTCTCATTCTGCGAATAATCGGATGATTGTGATTCCAGTTGAACACTTTTAAGTAATCATTCCAGGTGGAGTTTTTGTGTCGACGGCATTGATTTGAATCCAAATAATGGGCAATAGCAGTAGGATCGTACCCAAATCTATCAACCAATTCACAAGCACAATTAAATGCATGTGCGCCCATTTCATCTCTATCGCCGTAGTACTCTTGTTGTTTACGCTCTTTGGCGTACTCTGCTGTACTTTGGTATCCTGGGATTGCTTTGAAGTTGCGGCTGCGAAATTGTCTCATGTGTACCACTTCATGCAGTACCACATCGGCAAACCGCACAGCCATGCGCTTGAATCTGTGTTGTGTGAGTTTTAATTTGGCATCCGCAGGATTGTAGTTAAAATTGACTTCAATCGAAGACTTGCCCTCTTTATCCAATAGGCTGTAATAAACACCTCCCATGAACACAAATCCAGGAGTAGTGGGAGCATGTATGCACTTTTTAAGTTTCAAAGGTATATGTGCTTTGATGTGCTTGTTGATGCGTTTTTGTATTTGATTAGGAGACAGCTCTTTGCCCACTATTTCACTGTTAAGCGAATAGAACATAGAGTACAAATTACTGCGGGTTAATTCCGACCAATCGAATGGTAACTGGGCCATAGTACACTCCTAACATACGTATTTATAGTGTACTACGGATTTCAGTTATGTATGTACTTTATGAGCGTTTTGTGATAATTTCGTCAATCAAACCGTATTCTAGGGCTTCCTGCGCACTCATGTATTTGTCACGTTCCATATCTTGTTTAAGCTGTTCAAAGGTTTTGCCCTTTGAATTGTGATTCACATAGATTTGAGTCAGATTCTTTTTCATCTTTAGAATCTCTTCAACCTGGATTTCCATGTCAGTAGCCTGTCCACCTGCGCCACCGCTTGGTTGATGAATCATGTGTCTTGCACTTGGCAACATCTTTCGCTTGCCAGCCGCCCCAGCAGTGGCCAACAAACTGCCCATACTACAGGCTTGGCCCATGACCACTGTGCAAACATCGGGTTTGATGAATTGCATGGTATCGTAAATGGCCATACCTGCGGTAACCATTCCGCCAGGACTGTTGATGAACATGGTAATGTCTTCATTTCCTTGACTTTCTAAAAACAGCAATTGTGCCACTAGCAAACTGGAACTATGTTCGTTAACATCGGTGTCTAGCATGACAATTCGATCTTTTAGTAAGCGACTGTAAATGTCGTAACTGCGTTCTCCGCGAGCTTCTTGCTCAATAACCATTGGTACTAAATTAGGCATTTTCTTCCTTGTGTAATTGTTGCTGATATAGTTCCAGCTGATCTATAAGATTTTGTACACCATGATAATTCATAGTAAGGGTAGTATAACCCATTCTGAGAGTTACACGATTGTCGTCAGTATGGCCAATACTGTAATATGTGGTTGGATCCTTTTCCTTAGGAGCAGTAGGCTCAACTGGTGCCACTGCTTTAGGAGCAGGAAACGGTACAACATTTCCTGGCATTTTATTTTTTTTAAACAAATCAAACATCACGGGCTCCATGTTAAAATAACGAGCTACTGGTGGACACCAAAGCGGTACACTAAGAACCAGTACAAATCCTAGTGTAGCAAGTTCTGGTTGGGCGGCATGTGTAAATGCAAGGTACATGCCCGCCCAGAAGTAGACAAAGCCTGTCCAGAATAAGTAGTATCCACTACTACGTCCAAACAGCTTCATATTACTTGCCTACGTTAACATTGGCGCCACTACCAATAACCAAAGTTTGACCTTTGAACTGAGCAATAGCATCTGCTACCTTCAAAGCCGCATCAGCTTGTTTCATACGAGCCTGTGCGTCCATGTATTGGATAGCACCTGCGTTTGTGTTAAGCGCCGCAATACGACGAGCCTCTGCTTCAGCAGTCTTAACTTCAACTTCTTTCTGCTTGAGTTCGTTCTTGGCCTTGACCAATTCGTTAGCACTTGCCACAACTGAGTCAGCTGGTACAATGTTACGAATCAACACTTGTCCAACAACCAAACTGCCGTCGAGTTTTTCTTCTGCCAAACTCTTTTGGATCTGCTCTTTGATAGCCTGCTCCATTGATTGACGTGCATCGGCCATGTCCAATGCTTCGTACTTGCGAGCTTCTTTGTAGATAGCGTTACGAGTAGTTTGAACAATATAGTTATACATCAAGTAAATGTCGCCATTGTGACGAGCATGAAATGCTTGACTCTTTTGGCTGTACAGTTCGGCAACCTGTGCCTGGTTAATGTTATAGATAACCACAGCATCAAAGTCTTTCATGGTGCTGTTGTCTTTGGCAACAGGAGTCATGTCGTCCAGTTTGACGTTGACGTCTTTGATTGGAAATGTAAGCACATCGCCGATGATAGTTTGGTTGAAAGAACCTGGTAGCAATTCACCTTGCTGTACCTGCTTATCAAAGCCGACTCGAACACCAACTTCACCAGTTTCAATACGAGTACAACCAGTTGCCAGCACAGCCGCGGCAAGAACGGAAAGAGTCAAAATACGTTTCATTGTGTTTCCTTAAAATAAAATAACGATTGCAGTCATCGCTAGAACAACTAGCAATGACACAAGTGTACTATACGCAATGGACTTTGTCAAGGTCCAACGCTCTTTACCATCCATCTTTCTAACAGCAGTAATGCCAAAGTGAACAATAACAGCAAGTATGATAAATGCCAACCAAAGTTTAATCATTTGGGCAACTCATATGTTTTGGCAAAGATATCTTTCTTCACCACGCCATAGTCACCGGCGCCGTGTCGAACAATGTAATCCTCGCCTTTGGTGTAATTCAAGTCGCCCCAGGATGCTTTTACTACACCACTGTGATCTGCCAGTTTGGCATGTTTGTGAATTTTCTTAGGAGTAGCAGTGCCATCTTCGTTGTCGTCGTAGTACTCAGCAAACTTTTTAGGGTTAACTGGATACTGCTCGCCTTTAGGGCCAGTAATAATCTTATGGCCTGCTTGGTAATCTACCGGACCTTCCAAGGTCTCAATAGTACCGGGTGCTGTAGCTGTTTTGTAATGTATGGGTGTAGGATGCTTATAGGTTTCGAAACTACCGTGAGCAAACCACTCATCGGTAATTTCTTTGTCCATAGATTCTACAATGTTAATGTACTCACGAATCATTGTGCATCCAATTCCTTAAATGCTTGGTCCGAACGACCAGCTGCAATTTGTCGTTCTTTGGCAGTTTCTTTGGCCTTGCGCAAGATATTTGCATCACCTGTGGGCAGTGCTACCAAAACGTACACACGGAAACGAGTTCCTTCTGCCACACGTTTGATTTCTCTTACCTCAACGCCTGTAAGGTCCACCGTTGCACAACTGGTGCGCATGGCCATTTCAGTTGTTTCTGTACTGGCACGGTCACTGTCTGTACGATAGATCTTTGTACGCTGATTCACAGTGCCACCTGCGGCCATACAAATCTTGCCGTATGCATCTGCCTTGGCTTTGATGTCAGCCATGCTCCAATCTGCACTCACAGCTGACCCTGCTTCAAATACCGCACTGTTACTGATTGGAGGATTGCTCATCCACTTAGGTGCTTGGTCAATGGCTTTGGCCACATGACGTTCTTGACGTTCGCGAACATCGTCTGCACGGCGTTCATAAGCATCTTTGGTTGTGCCACATGCCGCTAGCAAGGCAATTACTGGAACTAGCAATAGAACTTTTTTCATTATTTTCCACCCATCTTGTCTTTTGTCCATTCTGCGGACGATTGAATATCCTTACCAACACCTGCTACTGTTGAGCAAGCGGCAAGGGACGTAACCAAAATAAGCAATGCCAAAGTTCTCATTTTGCCAACTCCTGTGATTGTGTTTTAACTGTGTCCACGCCCTTGTCCAGCATACGAGCAACACCGCCAAAACCAACTGTAAAGAAAATACCACCTGCGATAAAAACCACAATGTATTTCAACATACTAAACCTTTCTGTGTGTGTTAATGTACGTTAATTATATACGGATTGCGTCAAAGTGTCAACGCTCAGTTTTACCAATTGTGTCGCTATAACGACAGTTGACATTGGCTTCGCTCTTGAAGTTTCCACCCAAATCCAAAAGAAGATTCTTGCGGGCACGTTCTCGAGCATAATAGCAAACACTTGCCATTTGTTCTAAACCAGTTTCAGTTTCTTCCAAATGATAAGTTTTGCCATTCACAGTGATGTCAAATTTCACAGTACACTCGTTTTTATGTCCAAATGCAAATTCTTCTTTTACCAAATTTTGAATTGGACCAACTTGATGTTCGGTAACCAATTTGCTGCTAGTATCCACATTGCAACCATCCGGACCCACTGGCTTTGGTTGTTCTGTGGGTGCCGCCTCAGCAACAGGAGTCACTGCGGGGCGATCGCAGGCTGTTAGCAGTAGTGCTGACAACAACAATGCATACTTCATTTTGAGCTTTCTATTAGTTACAATACAAGTATTATAAATGAATTACTGATACTTGTCATCCAATGTGACGCTCGAAAGACCAGCAATGGTTTGGAACTTTTCCCAAGCCAGTTTGGCTGTGGGATTCTTTTCCAATTCACTATTTGGCAGTACTGCTTCTAACCAAATTTCAGGACGGCGTTTTGGATGTGCGCCAAATTTGCGTGGCTGGTGCAATAAGCCTCTTTCCCAAAGTTCAATGCTGACACTACGGAACTGGTCTTCATCCGTATAGCCAGCCCATTCTGGGTTGCTTTGACTGAAGAAACCAGTGGCGTATCCGTTGTCAGTACCACCGCCGTAACCAATCCAAATGCCCTGCCACTGTTCAGCATCGCGCGGATCAAAATCCGTACGAGTAATGAGTACCAGTACATCGTCGATGTCTACCACACCATCCACAATGTCTCGAACACATCGACTGTAACTTAGTCCAATTTTCATTTATCTTCCAGTTTGTGTTTTTGTTATTTTTGGGCCTGCACTTAAAAAGTCCATGCCAGCGGCACGACCTTCATATGCTTTTCCATTCCAATTCATCAATATCTTTACCGACTTGTTTATTACCACAGTGAGATTACGACCTTCATTGAAAGCCATGATCTCACCCTCAACTTCGCGACCAGTGGCCGCTTGTTTTATAATGCACTTGTCACTGTGACGAGATATTGAGGCCATTATGCATTTCCAATTCTTCAATTCGAGCTTGCAGTTTGATAATGCCCTCTTCCAGCTTGTCAATATGATCAGCAATTTGTTGCATAAACTGAGCACTGTTTTCAGCAGTGGTTCGAATCATTTCGCTTACTTTGATTACTTTTTCTTCTGTCATCTAAATCTCCAATAAAATATTTGGGTTCCAGCCAGTTTGTTCGCTGTAACCATCGTTTTCGTAACCACGTGGGTTACACACAACTCTAGTCTCACCAATCACATAATCAAACGGATGATGAGTATGCCCGTGTGTCCATAACACAATCTGCGGGTGATCCAAAATGAACTCACTCAAATCACTGTGGTAGCCACCGTTCATCAAAGTTTCGTGTGCATACGTTGGATGTATACTTTGGAAACTAGGACTGTGATGACCAACTACCACACACTTCTTGTCCTTGTGTTCCTGGACCATGAGTTTAATGTATTGTAATGTCTTGTCATGCCTGATAGCAACATCCAACGCACTCATTGTGGCATAGTTTCTCTTGTCATTACGAATGATACGGAAGTCGTTCATCATACCTTCAATGGCATGCATGGTAAGTGGGTCACGCCGGTTCATGTTGGTCCAAAGAGTTCCACCCACAAACACCACATCGTCGATAACCTTTGTGTCCTGTTCCAACATATAGATGTTGGGGTACTTGGCACACTCGTCACGCATGTAATCGATGCCACCGTAAAACTTGCCATTGTAGAATTCGTGGTTGCCCATAATGTAAATTACATGTGGGAACTGAAAACTGCAACGCTTGAGAAAGTCTCTGTAGGCCTGCGCTTTACGCTGTCTACGACCAAGCCCTTCCAAATTAACATTGGAGTACATACCATAATCCATCTCTGGATGGTCGTGGAGATCCTGTGCAACCATAATATCACCACCAAGTATCAAAACGTCATAGTTGTTGTCGTTTTGAATATTGATGTCACTGAACTCCAAATGTAGATCACTAACTAGTTTGATTCTCATATTCTGCTCGTTTCTTTTCTCTTTGTTCTTCGCAAGGCTCACAGTAGGTATGTATCCATCCGCCGCCACGGCGTTCTCCAACATTGCCACAGCCTTCGCAAGTTACACCGGTCATGCTTTCTGCCATACGTACCATGCCGTCGATAATGTCATCACCGCCCGAGTAATAAAATCTCAGTGTACCAAACTTTTCTTTAACTTGGTCCAAAGTCACTTGAGGAATTGACTCTGGCACAGTTCTAAAATCTCCAGCAACAATTTCACCTAGTCGTTTTTCTTTATACTCGTCATTGGGCAACGCCTTCATATCTTCTTCAAACAGGTCAAAGTTACCTGCCTTGGCCTGCGTGGCCATTTCGTTATATTTGATAGCACCGTTACGCTGTTTTTCTTTCCAATCAATGTGATGTTGAATATTGCCCATAAGCTGATCCAAAATATTGAACCAACCATCACCACATTCAAATCCCCAACACATGCAAGTTTCCTGCATGTTTTTGTTGCGGTTCACCATCATCTTTGGATACTTCTCACACAACAGTTTATCTAGTTCTTGTTTCATTGTGCTGCCTTTACATAGTTAAGTCTGGTAACATCGTTTTGATGTTTCCAATGTTTTGTATGATCCTTGATCTTTGCTTTTACCACAACACATGCACCCAAATTAAGAGCTGTCTTATTGAGCCAAGACACCATCTTACTGTTTATTATAGCATCTATATTGTAGCCTTCAAAGTTTTTTGACTTAACTGACGACAAAATTTCTGCATCCAAATCTTTAAGAGTACTGCCCACATCTCCCAAGTAACCTTCTTCAACTGCTCGTGCAGCTCGTTTGACTTTGTTTTGAGCTTTGTCTCTAGCATACACACTGGGCAAGCAGGCCACAAAGCCAAATTGATTTTGCTTAACTGTATCCCCACTGAGAATACTGTTGACATTGGTTTGAAATTCGTTCTCACCTTCGATCGCTGCAAACATCAATCGTTTGAAATAGTTTTTGATTTCTTCGGCCAATGCTGTATCTTCGGCCAGCACTCTAAGTGGCAACGGTGCTTCTTTTGGATCAGCTGTCCAAATAGCAGGATCCAATGTACACAACATGGTCATCTTATTGGTCTGCCTAGTGTACATGTAGATGCCGTCTTGTGCATAAACAGCTTCAGGCTCTTTGAGATATGCACCATAGGTTCGTTGTGCCGCACAGGCCAGCTCTAGAACCTGTTGCATGGGAAACTCTTTATTGGACATTTTCGCTCTCTACATGAGTTAATATACTTTGTATTTTACGCGAAAACCCAACGTTTGTCAATCGTTTCCAAGTGATGATATATCTTTTTAGACAACTTTTTGGTAAGCGGATTCAATCCAAAGTGGCCAATGTATGCTCTAAGTTGCGGACTGGAAAATTGAGAACCTGTACGCATCTTACTCAAAACACTGATTTTGCCCATTCTGCGTTTGGCACGTTCAGCATCCATTGTGCGCAACAACTCAATGGCTATGCTGAAAGCATACGCATCCATCTCGTCATCGTCTGCTAGATACAGTTCGTAAGGTGTGTCGACGGGTTCGCCATACTGATTATGATCTCTCCGCATACTTTGATATTGATGGCGGAACTCGTGTACAGTTGCATCAAAGATTTCTGTAAGGAAAGCAGTTATTTGATGAGGTCCAAATGGTTCGTCTCCATTTAAATTGTGGTAAACTATGACCTCGATGGCAGTGTCCATGTTGTAGTCATTCTCACTGTCGTAGTAAGCCATGACATACCATTTGTCTGTTTCTAAATCTTTGTCTTTTTTGGTTTTGATTGCAATATCAAAATCTCGTAATTTGAATGTGTTACGAGTACGGCCTATTAACTTTTTGAATGTGGTTTGCTCAGGACTTTGTTCTCGAACTTGCTTGCAAACATTATACACACGTTCAAGAATTATGTTCATTGTTACAACCTATAAGTTACACGGCCTTTTGTGAGATCATATGGACTGACCTCCAGTCGCACATTATCCCCTAGGATAATACGAATTTTGTTTTGCTTTAATCTACCACCTAAATAACATAGTAAAGTTTTTGGCATATTTTCTACCTTGACTCTAAACATGTTTCCTGGTAATACTTCTTCCACTGATCCAACCAACTCAATGATATCGTCTTTAGCCATTAGTCGCCTTTGCAATGGTCCATGAGCCATTGCCCATATCGGTCCACTCCAATGTGTCTCCTTCTTTCCAACCCTGTGTTTCCAAAAGCTCAGGTGGCAATGGCAGAACAATGTCTCCGCTACCATCGTCTGCTTCTTCGACTGTTACTGTCCAATGTGTCATAGTATTATTTACCGTGTTATTCTTCATCACTGTAAGGAATTGGTCTCCAACCTAGACGATTTAAATCCAATTCGATTTCTTCGGTTACCACACCTTCTGGCACATAGTCCCGGCCGTCCGGGTCCGGAGTGGGTTGATAATGATCCAATCCAAAACCAGCTTCGTGATTACCGATGCCACTACAGTACCAATCAATGTAGTCGCCCTTTTCTTGCATGTCAGCAACGATACCACCAGCATGGCGCCAACTGCACGACCAAGTTTGACCTTTTAACTCTTGCCAAAAATCTCTGCTTTGCCAATCCATGTTGCACATAGCGGCATACAGATTCTGAGCATAGTTGTCTGACTCTTTAACTTTATCACAAAGTTCTTTGCTACTACGGAGATCGTACTCCATGTTGTGCTTTTGCCAAACAGGATCGTGGATCTTGTTGGCTTCATCAATCTTGATTTGATCCCACATGTCTATGTAGGCTTGACTGGGCTCTTCACCCTTTTCTTCTGCCCGTGCAATATAACCTTCCTTTTGAAAGGTGTGTCGATCTGGGCTACTTGCTACTCGTTTCATTTGTGAAAATTACCTTGGATACAGTGGCGCACTTCATGTCCGAGGGTGTGAAAGTTTGCAGTTAGTCCAGTTATAATTACGCATTTATCGGGCCCCGTGATACTACGTTCCCAATAACTGCAAGCATCAACGGAAAACCCAAATGGCTTGTTGCCACGGCGAATGCTTTCTTGCGAACATGCTTGTGTTACATTTTTGGCTTGTCGAAATTCAATCGTGACATTGTTGCTAGCATTTCTAGTCATGTCAAATTGTTGTTTTGGATCTTCATAGAACGCAAACACGTTGGTGCTTGCTAACATCAGTGTTGCAACTATTGCCTTCTTCATACGTGCCTTTCTGTGCCTTATTAAAAAATGGTGTGGGCGGTAGGATTCGAACCTACAAAGCCACCCTAAGGGCAAGGCCCTAGCCCTCCGTTCGCTTGCGCTACTAGGAGGAGGTATACCAAGTTCCACTCACGTCCACAATGTAATTATAAGGCCTAGACGCCGGAAAGTCAAATGATTTTGGTTAATTGTCTAACAGTTTCCAAATAGTACCGTTATAGCCATAAAAACGGTTATCTGAACTATTGAAAATTATTGTGCCCGCTACTGCTCCCGAGGGATAAGCGCCAGCACCGGCATAGCTAGGAACAACGTTTGCTTGAACGCTCAATGTGCCAGCACCAGCATTGTAGTTGAAAGTGATGCCAGTTTGAGTTCCTGCGGCGAGTGCGGAATTTAACGCAGCTAGAGATCGGGCTGCTGTGAAATATTGATTTGTTGATGTGAAGGTCAAACTTTGACCGTTTGCTGGCGCTGGACTGTTTCCAGGAACTGCGCTAATGGTCAAAGTAACACCATCACCACTCACGTTTGTCACTGTTTGGTTAAGAAATCCAGTTCCCGAAATTACCATTCCAATTTGGATGCCAATACTGCTTGCAACTTTTAATGTTGTTCCAGAACTGCCTGCTAGCGTATAAGTTGTGGTATAACCTTCAGGAACAAGTTGTGTTGCCAGTGACAACGCTGCTTGGTTGAAACCGATAGTTTTGGTTAAACTGTTGTATGAAAGACCAGCTCCAAGTGAGCCTGCCATCACATGTACACCACCGTTGGTTGTTCCATCACCAATAAACAATTTCTTTTCATCGGTCCATACTAACTCACCGTTATCCAATGGAACCGACATTGCTGCTCTTTGAACTTCCGTTCCGCGTCTAATTTGTAGCGACATGTGCTATCTCCGTTATTCTATAGTGTATTTATTCGAATGATCAGAAGCTCAAGTCAAAAAAATAGGGCCCGAAGGCCCTATTTTGTACTGCTATTATCACATGGTGGGTCCGTTGCCACTCTTGAATCCAACGCTTCCGCCTTCAGCTTCAATACGTGCGATAACGTCTTCAAACAATATGGGCGCAAAATCAGTTTGTTCCACACATACGCAATGGTAACGAACATCGTTTTCATCGCTGTATAAAACTTCACCAGTTCTAGCATCAACTCCGCGAGCCCGCTTCACACGATTTGCGTGAGTATGACCGTGAATGTTGACTCCAAACCGACCCATAGAATCTGAGTGTAATGGAATGTGACTTAAGATCATGCCGTTCATAACATGGTACGCACGTAATTCTCTAAAGTACTGCCTATACTCGTCATCTCTGAAGATGTCGTGGTTGCCGCGGATTAACACCTTGTCACCGTTCAAGCGGCTCATAATGCTTAATGCTTTGCGGTTGATAACAACATCGCCCAAATGATACACTTTGTCAGTGGGCTTGACCCGTTCGTTCCAAGCCTTGACCATGGCTTCATCCATTTCCTCTGCTGAGTCCCATGGACGAAGTTTTGTAACACCATCGTTACGAGTGAAGCGACATACACCAGTATGTCCAAAATGTGTGTCGCTTACTAAGAATACACTTGGCATATTCGCCTCCTTTCATTGTTTAATATGTAATTATAACATCAAAATCTCAGTGTGTCAAACGTACCAAATTTCTGTAAAGCCTTCTTCTTCAGTTGGCTCTTCCCAATTATCAATCATGCCCTGCACAACTTCCCAGGGAACTTCTTTGCCAGGACGATTGGCCAAACGTTCTTTGAGAACATCCAGCTCAGGCGTTCGAAACACAATTGCAATGTGCTGGTAGCCTGGAAGCATATTGAATTTTCTAGCACGACTTTTCACAGTGGTACTGGTTTGATCCCAAATCACAGTGTGCCCATGCTCACGTGCAAACACAACCTGGTTAGCCATAAGCTCAACTGCTCGGGGCATATAATCGTCAAACACTTCTGTGTAAGTTGATCCGCACTCTCGAGCGTAGTCTTCCACAAACGCATCTGTACTAACCACAGTCAGTCCCAAAGTCCAAATTTGATTTTTGATCCAAGTACTCTTGCCTGCGGCAGGAACTCCAATCAGTTGATAACACTTGGGCATTACCAATTCTCCACACCTGAAATTTCAGTCTTGAACTCGCCATCCAGTCCATTGATTTTAGTATGCACTATTAGGCTTGTTACACTACCGATGGCGCCAATATTGTCCTGTATCAACTCAAAACTAGTAGCCTCTGGGAACTTGTCCATGGCCTCTAGAATTTTTACAACTTCGTCTCTACATAGATACATTAATCAATACTCCTAAATGTACGCCAATCATCGATGTTTGGCTTTTCGTCTGAGTCGTATGTCCAACCCAAGGCCTTCATCATACGATGCTTGACCAACAAGTTTGGACTACGCCAACGTCCTACATCATCAAATCCCATCATGACTCCTAGCTCACAAACCGCACCCGACCGGCACACACCTGCATAGCAGTGAACTACCACATTCATGCGGTTAGCCAATGCGTGTTGTAGCAAGCCAACCAGCTCTGCGGCCTGCTCATGACTACACTTCATTGCTTCTTCTAGCACAGAATCCTTTTCTTCCACATCCAAAAACTCAAAGTTGTGACGTTCTTTAAATTGGTGTTTAGCTTCAGGACGCCAGCTGGCTGGATCCACAATACTAATCAACATACTATTTGGGCCAGCATCGTGATGAAACCCTGTTGGGATATCAGCAGCCGCTACGTTTTCAATCCATGGCATAATTGCTCTCCTTAGTGTACTGCTTCTTTTGCGTCCACAGTGCATTCAACTACCCAATTATCAAACTGGGTAAACTTGTTTACTTCTACACCTAACCCAACTGCTTCATTCACAAAGTGCTGTAATAGCGCATTGTACAATTCGTCAGGCATGGTATCTTTATCAAACTTGATTTTCATACTCGTTCTTTCTTTACACGACCAATACGGCTGGCTTTGTTCCAATCGTATGCAACACCATCTGGGCATACACCGTTTGCCACAGTGTCTACTCCAAAGTGTCCAACCACTTCAAATTCTGGGCCTCGAATGGTTACAAAAATGCCAACTGCTTTGGCAAACAACATTGCTTCGTTCAAACTGATAAATCTTTCCAGTTCTACTTCATTACAAATAACTTTATACATCTCGTTCTCGCTTTCTCTTTCTATACGTTTCATTA